ATGTTTTATGAATTAAACACAACAGCAACTAAGTCTAAATCTTATGAAGACTTTGTTAAAAGTCAGTACTATGAAGGATTTGTTAAGTTTGGCAGGAGTTGTGTAACAAATGAATATCTAAATCCTGAGCAGTTTGCAGAATGGCTTATTAAAAATGGTAAGAAGTTAGCAGACTGGAGTAAGGATAAAATGTATGATGAGTATATGTTACATTACGTTAAAAAAGAACCAGGCATGAAAGCATTGGAAAGAACTATTATATACTTGTCAAACTGGAGTAAAGAAACAGGAAATTCCTGGCAAGACTATTTTAAAGCAGTATCTCCTGCAAGAGCAGTACATGATATTAGAAGTGCAAAAATTAGTCCTTGGGTCATATATTTGTGCCAAACAGGTGATGACTTATTAATTAGATTTAATGATGAACAAGTAAAAATGATTGCTGATATAATTGATGCAACGTTTTGGATGAAACAATTTGCTAGTAATAAAGAAGAAGTAGCAGAAGTAAAACAGTCTTGTGAGGTTGCAGGATTATGAGTAACTTAGAACAACAGAAAGTATTTGGTCCTTTAATAGCAAAGACTAAACTTAATGAAGAGGAAACACAGGAACTTTATAATATTTGCATAGCAAGTAATAAAACAGATAATCATAAACTAGTAGGATTTATAAACGAAGAAAATAATATTTACGTAGAACTTAAAAATAGTAAAGTAGTAAAGTCTATTGTTTCTCTTGTAGAGGATTATATAAGAGATATAGATAATGGTATATACAAAGATGCTTTAAAAGAAAACGATTTAGATTCTCTAGTAAATTTATCAGACGCATGGTATAATAAACAAACAGCAATGGAATATAATCCTTTACATAATCATAATAATGCGGCAGATTTAGTATGTGTAATATATCCTAAAATAAGTTTACAAGAAGATGTAGAACATTATGCAGTTAATAATAGTGCATATCAAGAACAAAAAGGACAAATACATTTTGTATATGGACAAACTCCTAACATGAATGGATTTGGAAGAAGTGAATTTAGTTTAGAACCCGAACAAGGAGATATACTTATATTTCCAGCAAGTTTATTACATTATACTGCTCCAGTGTTAGGGGAAAGTTTTAGATATAGCATAAGTTGTAATTTTAGAATACATAATCATATTAAAAGGCTAGTAAATAAATGAAGATAGATTTTGATGTAGATATAGATATGGCAAATAGAGATGACTTTCTTAAGTTAATTGACCATACGCCTGCAAGTATAGAAAAAGATAGTAAGTTTACAAAGCATAATACTGGTGTGTATTTCCAAAACATTCCTAAATTTCCTTTAGAAGGATACAGTACAATAGATCATAAACAAGCAGAACAAGAAGGTTGGTTTAAAGTAGACTTTTTAAATGCTAGTGTTTATACTGATATTAAAGATGAAGCACATTTAAATAAACTAGTTGATACAGAACCTATGTGGGAATTGTTCCAACATCAAGAAATAGTAGAACAATTATTCCATATAAACAATCATTGGGATATAGTAAGACAACATCTCCCTACAAGCATAGACCAACTTGCAATGATACTTGCAATAATAAGGCCTGGCAAAAGACATTTGGTGGGAAAGAGCTGGAAGGAGATAGAAGCAGATGTTTGGGTAAAGCCTGAAGATGGTTCTTACTTCTTTAAAAGAAGTCACAGTTATGGATATGCATTAGCAATTATAGTGCAATTAAATAATATTTGTGAGTAGTTAGTCTGTTTTCTTGACTAATTGAATTCCACGTCTTTTAATACGTTTCTTTAATAAATTTTGTAATGTAGTTACAGGCCCAAACAATATCTCAACATCTTTCATTATAAATGTTTTTAAACAAGGTTGAAACATTCTCATCTCAATATTTAAAAACACATCTATAGGCAACATTCTATTAGATTCCCACCACCAGGTTTCTCCCATTTCTAAAAATGTTTTTCTATTTTCTATTGTTGGAATTTTTTCTATATCGTAGAAAGTTAAGATGCTATTATCATGGTTGACAACTATTCCAACGTACTCTACACCACCATATAGTATGCCTGTTAGAAAAGGGTACTTCTCTTTTGTTGAATCTATTAGATCTTTTTTCTCCACAATGTTATTTATGTTAGGTATTGATAAATAGTACAATAGAAAGAGTAAAAATTATGAGCCAAGGCAATCACAAATTATATTTGTACGAAGATTATATAGATTTAGTTATAGATGCTAATGGCGTATATGTGGATAATAGACCTATGAATAACAGAAAATTAATAGCACACAAGGGAATAACAAACGAATTAGTATTTAATATTACTAATAGAGATAGAAAAAAACAAAATGTGTTTAGTGATACTTTTAGTGGTAATATTATAAATCCTACTACTAAAAGAAGAGTTTTATCTAAGTTATTAGAACAAACTACTAAAGTAGGACAAGTAAAATTAGTTTTAAATGACGGTGACCTTGCTAATATAGATGCAGGATTATATACAATTTATATAACAATGCTTAAAGCAGATGGCACAGACGGTCCTGTGTTTACAGATCAAAATAGTGGACTTAAATTCCAAATAGAAATATCAGATCAAGTAAGTGAAGAACCAGTTGCCACACAATCAATTAGTTCTTTTACACAGTCTGGCAGTAACGTATATACATCAAGTGCAATGTACGGAAATGCAGATAGAAACTTTAATCACTCTTTACATAGTTTAGCAATCTATCCCTCATCTTATTCTGGAGAAGTTACTATACAAGGAAGTTGTTTAGAAAATGCTCCTAATAATGATGAAGCAAGTACAGATTGGTTTGACATAAGCAATGTTTCTCTATCATCTTCCTCTGTAATAACACATAGAACATTCCAAGTAAATGCAAATTGGCTTAGAATAAAACATGTGCCTACAGCAGGAACTATCAGCAAAGTACTAATTAGAAACTAGTTGACTTTTCAGCATATATCATGTATAATTAATGCATGGATATAGACTTCTTAGTTGAAAAGGTGCACCGCCTTCTTTTGGATAACTTGCCTATTAGGACAAGTAGAACTCCTAGTGGTTGGAACACAATGGACTGTCCAATGTGTACTGACAAAAGAAAACGTGGTGGATTAATTACAACAGGTGCAAAAATATCCTATAATTGTTTTAACTGTGGCTTTACAACTGGTTGGGAGCCTAGTCCTGCATTAGGAAAGAAATATAAAGACTTAGCATTAACATTAGGTGCAGATCAACAAGAGATACACAAAGTAACTGTAGAACTTTTAAAATATGCAGAAGATTTAGAAACACAAGAAGCATCAGACTATGTTTATAGCCTAGCAAAATTTAAACAAGAAGATTTACCTGAAACTGCAACAGCAGTAGATGATTTGCCTGAAGAACATCCTATTAGGCAATACGCAAAAGAGAGGGGACTAATTGGTCTATATCCATTGCTATATTTTGATGAGTCATTATATAAGCAAAGATTGGTGGTCCCTTTTTCTTACAATGGTGATTTAGTGGGCTGGACTGCAAGACATATAAATCCTCCCAATAAACAAACACCAAAGTACTTACATAAAATGCAACCTGGATATGTTTTTAATATAGATAGATTTGCAGATAGCAAAAGAGAAATTGTTATAGTGACAGAGGGCGTCTTTGATGCTATAATGGTAGATGGAATAGCGATACAAGGTAATAGTGTTGGTCCTGAACAAGCACATTTAATTGAGAAGTTAGGTAAAAGAATAATAGTATGTCCTGATAGAGATGAAGCAGGAGTAGACTTAATTATGCAGGCCGCTGAACTAGGGTGGGAAGTAAGTTTCCCGCCTTGGCATGTTGATTGTAAAGATGCCGCAGATGCCGTACAACGTTATGGTAGATTAGCAACTGTTAGTAGTATTATAAAACATGCTACAGATAATGCTTTAAAAATTAAAGTAAAGGCAAAAATGATATGAAGGAAAAATTTAATCATTGGAAAAACGTTTGTAAGATACATTGGAGAGAAATTGTAACTCTTTCTATTGCTTTGCATTGGATAGTTGACTTATTAATAATAGGTCCTCTCTTTATTGGATTGGGTTGGTTTTTAGGTGTTAATTTTGGACATGGTCATTAAATGAAAGTATATGTAAATGGTTGTAGTTTTAGTTATGGTAATACTGCTGACAATAAGTACGCATGGCCAGATGCTTTGCCTTACAATGTTGTAAATGAAAGTTGGATAGCAGGAAGTAATAAAAGAATATTTAGAAGAACTAAACAATATTTAGAAAATAATGATGTTGACCTAGTAATTTTACAACTAACAGATCCTTACAGAGATGAATTTTATAATAGTATAAATGATTTATGGTTAGGGCAACAGGGCGACTATTTACATTTTGATGATGAAAGTTATAAAAGGAAAGATATAGATCAAAAACTTATAAGGGCTCAATGGGAAAAATTTAGAGAATATAATCTACTTACTAGAACAGAAGAACAAGTTAATAATGAAACGTTCTATATGTTAAATACTATGATACAATATTTTGAGAATAAAAATATAAATTATTTAATTACAGCAATGAGTAATAAATGTATTCCAACGGAACTAATACAACCTAACAACAATATACTAAAACCAATGAGTCACATAGTTGATTTAGAAAATACACATGTAGACGGTCATCCAAATAATGATGGTCATAACCAATTTTCAAGATATATAATAAGTGAGATAAAGAAAAGATATGAGTGATTTAACAAACTATAATGAAGAAACACAGGAACTATTTTTAAAGTTTTTAATAAGTGATCCTGATTTATTCAGCAGATGTGCAAATATTGTAGATCCAACTTATTTTAATATAAAATATAGAAAGGCAGTGGAATTATTTCAAAGTCATGCAACTGATTTTAATTCTATCCCTACTCCAGAACAAGTAAGTGCGGCAAGTGGTGTTACTTTAGAACCTATAGAAAATGTAACTTCCGATCATCATGATTGGTTTTTAAGAGAATTTGAAACTTTTTGCAGACACAAAGCATTAGAGAAAGCAATTATTGAAAGTACAGACTTGTTAGAAAATCAAGACTATGGTACAGTAGAAAATAAAATTAAAGATGCTAGTCAAGTAGGACTAGTAAAGGACTTAGGATTAGATTACTTTGAAAATCCTAAGGAAAGATTACAATGGATTAAAGATCAGTCTGGTGCAATTAGTACAGGTTGGAAGGGAATAGATCATAAACTATATGGTGGCATGAACAGAGGTGAGATGACAATCTTTGCTGGTGGTTCTGGTGCAGGTAAAAGTTTATTTTTACAAAACTTTGCAGTAAATTGGTCATTAGCAGGGTTTAATACTGTTTATATTAGTTTAGAGCTCAGTGAACAATTAATTAGTATGCGTCTAGATAGTATGGTATCTGGATATGGCACAAAAGAAATAATGAGGAACATGGATGATGTGGACTTAAAAGTTCGTATGAAGTCTAAAGGTGCTGGTAGATTAAGAGTAAAACAAATGCCTAACGGTGTTAATGTTAATGATATAAGAGTCTTTTTAAGAGAATATGAAATAGCATGTGGTGAAAAAGTAGATTGTTTACTTGTAGACTATTTAGATTTAATGATGCCTATTAGTGCAAAGGTAAGTGGTAGTGATTTGTTTATTAAAGACAAGTATGTATCTGAAGAGTTGCGTAACTTAGCAATGGAAAAAGACTTATTGTTTGTAACGGCCTCTCAGTTAAACAGAGGAGCAGTAGAAGAAATAGAATTTGATCATCATCATATTGCAGGTGGTATTAGTAAAATACAAACAGCAGATAATGTTGTAGGTATATTTACAAGTAATGCTATGCGAGAAAAGGGTAGATATCAAATACAGTTTATGAAAACACGTTCTAGTAGTGGCGTAGGCACAAAAGTAGACTTAAAGTTTGATCCTGATACACTAAGAATAGTAGATTTAGAAGAAGGTGATGAAGATGCAATGACAGTTACTACAGGAAACCTTGTAGAACAACTGAAAAGAGGCAATAGTATTAAAGCAGAAGAACCAACAGCACAGGATACAGTTTCACAAGCAATGAACATGCGAGAGTTCTTAAAGAAGAACGACATATAAATGATAAATAGCATTATACATATTTTTTGGAGATGATGTGAAGAAGACTCGCAGTATATTAGAAGAACTAAACCAGATTTCAGTCGATCGTGATAGAAATCATGTCGTTTCTAATAGAGGCGAACACGTTATTGCCAGTGCTATTAGTTTATTAGAGCAGATTGATCGTTTTTATGATCCTGCTACAGCAAAAGATTTAACAAATAGGCTAGTCAACAGCATCAAAGGTCGAGATGGCAAAAAATTCTCCAGGGGTATTACTAAGGTTATAAAAGAATCCCAACGAGAAGACAATGCGAATTAATCAATTTGTACCAAATACATCTCAAATACTCATAGAAAAAGAGATTATGAATTATACCCTTGCCATGAAGGATATTCCTAATGGGAAAAAAGTTGATGGGGAAGGAACTGTTCAATATGAATACAGAGGACAGTTAGTTCCTGATTCGGATTTAATTTATAAATGGAATAAAAGGTTAAAAAATTGGGAAGTAACCCTTAAATCAAATAAAAAAGATGGTACATTTCGTAAATTAGATTGGACATTATTAAAAAAAGGTCCAGCAACAGATTTAGAAGGTAAAGAGATAATAGATGACAAAGGCAACCCTGTAATAACTCAATATACAGCAAGATGGCGTAAATATATTGAAATAGCACAATTAGAAATAGATGGTAAGGATAAAGGTCAAGAACCTGCAACTGCTACACCACCTATTAAACATGAACAAAAAACTAAAATTAATGGCGTAGAATATATATACGACGAATTCAAAAACCGATGGTATGATACTACAACTAAAAAAGAACAAAATCCCAATGGCATGCTCCATGCCATGTTAATGGCAGAACATGGGTTTAATCCAGACGGAAAAACAGAGTTATCTGATAGTGCTAGAAAACAGATAAAGGATTTTATAGTAAATAGAATGTTGCCTAAATGGTTATCAAAAGGCGGTGAATTAGGA